CGAGCTTCCGGCGACCGGCAGCGTGTATCGCGTGCTCAGCGCTGAGGCCTTCACCAAAGAGGGACTCAACCCGCACCTGACGATTGCGGACGAAGTCCATGCACAGCCGACCCGTGAGCTTTGGGACGTCATGTCGCTGGCTTCCGGTGCGCGTGTCGAGCCCATGATGGTCGGCATCACTACTGCTGGCGTCAAAACGGACAGCACTGGTGGCGATAGCCTCTGCTACGGCATGTACCAGTACGGCCAGAAGATAGTCAGCGGCGAGATTGACGATCCCGCATTCTTCTTTGCCTGGTGGGGAGCGCCAGAGGGCGCCGACTACAAAGACCCGGCGGTGTGGGCCAGTGCTAACCCTGGCTTCAACGACATCGTCAGCGAGGAAGACTTCCACTCCTCCGTGCTGCGCACGCCAGAGGCTGAATACCGCACCAAGCGCATGAATCAGTGGGTCAGTACCGCGCAAGCCTGGTTGCCCGCTGGCGCCTGGGATGAGTGCGAGGGCGGAGAGGCCATTCCCGCTGGTGCCGAAGTGGTGCTCGGGTTCGATGGCTCGTTCAACAACGACTCTACGGCGCTGGTGGTTGTCACCTGCCCGCAGGGCGACGACGAGCTTCCGCACGTTGACGTTGTCGCAGCGTGGGAGCGACCCACGGACGCTGGTAACGACTGGTCGGTGCCCATCTTTGACGTCGAGGACGAGATACGTAAGGCCTGCCGCCGCTGGCAGGTTCGCGAAATCGTCTGCGACCCGTTCCGCTGGGCGCGCACGTACCAGATCCTCGAATCTGAGGGGCTTCCCATTGTGGAGTTCCCGCAGTCTCCGGCGCGCATGGTGCCCGCTACACAACGGTTCTATGAAGCTGTGCTCAACAAGACACTGACGCATTCCGGCGACCCGCGACTTGCGCGCCACCTTGCCAACTGCATGCTGCGCACCGATTCGCGCGGCTCTCGGCTGTCGAAGGACGCCAAGCATTCGCCCCGGAAAATCGACCTTGCCGTATCCGCTGTCATGGCGCTTGAGTGCGCTTGCCAGGAACCGGAGGTTGCGCCGATACCCCAGTTCTTTAGCTGGGCAGACCTTTAGGAGTCCAATGGACCGGGCAAAGCCAGCGTGGCGCCAGCGGCTAGGTGCATTCCGCACCCGAATTCCGCGGGGTGCAGCGTCAGACGTATTCGACGTCAGCGGGCTGGGGTGTCTCGTCGGCGCTGCCTGGTGGCTACAGCCCATCTTCGGGCTCGCCACGCTGGGGCTCACGCTGTTGCTCGCCGGGTGGGTGACCAGTGATTAAGCGCGGAGTTTCTAAGCGCTTTTACGCGCCCTCTGGCGGGGGAGATCCGTGGACGATCCCGTCTAACGGCAGCCTTGCCGCGTTCACCGCCTCTGGTGTGCCTGTGACTGAGGAAACGGCAATGCAGCTGATCGCTGTGGCTGCCTGCGTCCGTCTGCTGTCTCAGGCTGTGGCTGGCCTCCCGTTCGACGCTGTCAAGGCTGACGGCGAGATCCGGAAGACCATTGAGCCACCTCCGGCCATCATCGTTGACCCGTTCGGCGCTGGCTCGGTATCCGGTCTGCTGACTCGGCGCGAGGGTTTCGCACAGATGATGGTGAGCTTGCTGCTCCGCGGCAACGCCTACTGCCTGGTGCTTGCGCGCGACAACGCTAACCGGCCGATGCGGCTTCGCGTGCTCCATCCCGACAGGGTCAAGTGCGAATTCGACGCCTCCGGCCAGCGTAAGTACCAGATCGACCGCGAACCCGTGGATACCGGGAACATCATCCATCTCATGGGCATGAGCCTGCCGGAATCGCCCACGGGCATGAGCGTGATTAGCTACGCACGCCAGGCAATCGGGCTTGGTCTTGCTGCTGAGGAGTTCGGATCCCGCTTCTTCGGCGAGGGCGCGCACATGACTGGCGTGGTCGAGATCGAAGCTGACCTCGACAAGGAACGCGCGCGCAGCATCAAGGAGAACTTCTCGGCATCGCACAGCGGGCTGAAGAACTCCCACACGGTCGGCGTGCTGACTGGTGGCGCCAAGTGGAAGCCCATCAGCGTATCGCCGGAAGACGCGCAGTTCCTTGGCACGCGTGCAGCGCAGAACCTTGATGTTGCCATGCTGTTTGGCGTTCCGCCTCACATGCTGGGGCAGGTCGACAAGACGACGTCATGGGGAACCGGCATCGAGCAGCAAGGCTTGGGCTTCCTCGCCTACACGCTGTCGAACTGGCTCGGATGCTTTGAGGACGCCTGGTCCGCCATGCTGCCTCGCCCACAGAGCGCCCGATTCAACGCTGACGCGCTTCTGCGCACAGACACAGCAGGGCGATGGTTGGTTTACTCGGCCGCGCGCAGCACCGGCATTCTCACCGTGAATGAGATTCGCGCGCTGGAGAACTACGGGCCGATTGACGGGGGCGACGAAATCGCCATGCCGCTGAATTCGTCCGCGCCAAAAATGAAGGATAACGGGGCTTCGCCCTCACCCGCCAAATCTGACGCGCTAGGA